GAGAAGATCGACGGCGCGATCGCCACCATCATGGCCCTCGACCGCGCGATCCGCATGGGAAACGACAATGCCGAGTCCGTCTATGACAGCCGCGGCATCCTTTTCATCTGAAACACACGGAGGACAAGCCCATGGGCATATTCAGAGGAATATTCAAAAGCCGCGACAAGCCAAAGGACTCCACCGCCGCAAGCAGCTACCGCTTCTTCTTCGGAGGGACCACCTCCGGCAAGACGGTGACGGAACGCTCCGCCATGCAGATGACGGCGGTCTACTCCTGCGTCCGGATCCTGTCCGAGGCGATCGCGGGACTGCCACTGCACCTGTACCGCTACACGGAAAACGGCAGCAAGGAAAAAGCCATCGGCCACCCGCTCTACGAGCTTTTGCACGACGAGCCGAACCCCGAGATGACGAGCTTTGTCTTCCGGGAAACGCTCATGACGCACCTGCTCCTGTGGGGCAACGCCTACGCGCAGATCATCCGAAACGGCAAAGGCGAGGTCATAGCGCTCTACCCGCTCATGCCGAACCGCATGACCGTCGACCGGGACGAGAACGGGCAGCTCTACTACGAATACCAGACCTCGCAGGACGAGGCGCACACGATGACCGGGAGCCTAGTCAGACTTTCGCCGTATGACGTGCTCCACATCCCGGGTCTCGGCTTCGACGGGCTCGTCGGCTACTCGCCGATCGCAATGGCGAAAAACTCGATCGGCATGGCGATCGCCTGCGAGGAGTACGGCGCGAAGTTCTTCGCCAACGGCGCGACGCCCGGCGGGATCCTCGAGCACCCCGGCGTGGTGAAGGACCCGGAGCGGGTCCGGGAAAGCTGGAACACGGCCTTCGGCGGCTCCGCCAACTCCAACAAGGTGGCGGTCCTCGAGGAAGGCATGAAATACACGCCGATCTCTATCTCACCGGAGCAGGCGCAGTTCCTCGAGACGAGGAAATTCCAGATCGACGAGATCGCGAGGATCTTCCGCATCCCGCCGCACATGATCGGCGACCTTGAGAAAAGCTCGTTCAGCAACATCGAGCAGCAATCGCTGGAATTCGTGAAATACACGCTCGACCCGTGGGTCTCCCGCTGGGAGCAGTCCATGCGGAGGGCGCTCCTCCGGCCCGAGGAGAAGAAGGAATACTTCTTCAAATTCAATGTGGACGGGCTTCTCAGAGGCGACTACCAGAGCCGCATGAACGGATACGCCACCGCACGCCAGAACGGCTGGATGAGCGCGAACGACATCCGCGAGCTCGAGAACCTCGACCGCATCCCGGCCGAGGAAGGCGGCGACCTGTACCTCATCAACGGCAACATGACCAAGCTCGAGGACGCCGGAATCTTCGCGGCCTCGGCACCAGGTGAAACGGAGGCACAAGGCGAAACACAGGAAGAACAGGCAGAGGAACCACAGGAACAATCGGAGTCCGATGACCGGCTCCGGGGAAGGAGGAAACCCCTATGACAAGAAAATTCTGGCGATGGGCGCGAAACGAGACCCCGGACGGCTTCGGATCCGACCGCACGCTCTACCTCGACGGGGAGATCTCCGATGAGACCTGGTACGGCGACGAGATCACCCCACGGGCCTTCAAGGACGAGCTCAACTCCGGCAAGGGCGGCATCACCCTCTGGATCAACTCACCCGGCGGGGACGTCTTCGCAGCCGCGCAGATCTACAACATGCTGATGGACTACCCGTACGACGTGACCGTCAAGATCGACGCGCTTGCGGCATCCGCCGCATCCGTCATCGCGATGGCCGGGACAAAGGTCTGCATGAGCCCCGTCGCGATGCTCATGGTCCACAACCCCGCGACCATCGCGATCGGCGACAGCGAGGAAATGCAGAAAGCCATCGACATGCTCTCCGAGGTCAAGGAAAGCATCATGAACGCCTACGAGCTCAAGTCCGGGCTGTCCCGGAACAAGATCTCGAAGCTCATGGACGCCGAGACCTGGATGAACGCCAGGGAGGCGAAGAAGCTCGGATTCGCCGACGAGATCCTCTTCGCGGACGGCACCGGGCCAGCCGAGGAGGACGGCACGGATACGGAGGGCGGCACGGAGGCCGGGATGCTTTTCTCGCGGAAGGCCGTCACCGACTCGCTTCTTTCCAAGCTCATCCCGAAGCGCGCACCCGCGCAGAAAGACACGAAACCGGCCGTCAAGGCCGCAGACCTACAGAAGCGCCTGTCGCTTCTCAGCCACTGAAACGAAACGGAGGAATCTGAAATGACCAGGATCATGGACCTTATGGAAAAAAGAGCCAAGGCGTGGGACGCCGCGAAGAACTTCCTCGACACCCACTCCACGGGCGGCGGCAACGTGTCCGCGGAGGACGCCGCCACCTATGACAGGATGGAAAAGGAGGTCACTGACCTCACGCACGACATCGAACGCCTGCAGCGTCAGGAGCAGATCGACAGGATGCTCTCCCAGCCGACCTCCGCGCCGCTCACCGGGAAACCGGGAGCAAAGGACGAGCCGGACGACAAGCCGGGCATCGCGTCCAAGGCGTACAAGACCGCGTTCTGGGACAGCATCCGCAAGCGCAACTGGTACGACGTCAAGAACGTCCTCGAGGCCGGGACCGACGCGAACGGCGGCTACCTCGTCCCGGACGAATACGAGAGGCAGCTCGTGCAGGCGCTGACCGACGAGAACTTCTTCCGCTCCCTCGCCCACGTCATCCAGACCGACAGCGGGACGCACACCATCCCGATCGTCGCATCCCACGGGACGGCGAGCTGGATGGAGGAGAACGGCCTGTACCCGGAATCCGACGAGACCTTCGACCAGATCACGCTCTCCGCGTACAAGCTCGGCACCGCCATCAAGGTGTCCGAGGAGCTGATGAACGACTCCGTCTTCGACCTCGAGAGCTACATCTCCACCGAGTTCGCACGCCGAATCGGTGCCGCCGAGGAGGAGGCGTTCCTCGTCGGCGACGGCCAGAAGAAGCCGGAGGGCGTCTTCACCAAGGTCAAGGCGACCGACGGGGCGACCACGGAGATCGCGAACACGAGCCTCACCTTCGACCAGATCATGGACGTGTTCCACTCCCTGAGAAGCGTGTACCGCAACCGCGCGGTGTGGATCCTGAACGACTCCACCGTCAAGGCGCTGCGCAAGATCAAGGACGGCAACGGAAACTACATCTGGCAGCCGAGCGTGGTCGCAGGCCAGCCGGACACCATCCTCAACCGCCCGTACAGGACGAGCATCTACGCGCCGGAACTGGCGGCCGGGAACGTGCCGATCCTGTTCGGCGACTTCTCCTACTACTGGATCGCCGACCGCCAGGGACGCTCCTTCAAGCGCCTGTCCGAGCTGTACGCGGCTAACGGGCAGATCGGCTTCCTCGCCTCCGAAAGGGTCGACGGCAAGCTCATCCTGCCGGAGGCCGTGCGCGGCCTTTCCGTCAAGGCATCCGCCTGATCCGCGTGCTGACCATCACACGGGCATCTCCGGTTCTCCCGGAGGTGTCCGTCTTTTTTATGGAGGTGCCTTATGGAAGTGACGCTTGACGAAGCGAAAACCTATCTCAGGGTCAGTTCCTCCGACGAGGACGAGCTGATCACACATCTCATCGCATCCGCAACAGGCATCGTGCAGGACATCGCCCGTTTCTCCGACGAGGAGTGGGAGTCAGGCGAGGAGAAAATCCTCATCCGCATGCGCATCGCCATCCTCTACACCGTGGCGTATCTCTACGAGCACCGTGAGGAGGCGAACCACAGCCAGCTGAACCTCACGCTCCGCGCGCTGCTCTTCGGCGTCAGGAAGGAGGACTTCTGATGAACATCGCCGCCCTCCGTGTCCCCGTGACCTTCCAGAAGAACACGGTCACGGTCGACAAATACGGAAACCACGCCGCCAGATGGACGGACTACTTCACATGCCACGCCACAATCGGCACGCAGAGCGGCTCCGAGTCGGCCGGAGAGATCATCAGCCCCGAGGAGTCCCTTGACTTCACCTGCCGCTGGTGCTCCGAGCTCGCCGTGGTCGAATCCACAAAGTACAGGATCCTCGCCGAGGGCAAGACTTACAACATCATCTACGTGAACCCGATGGGATACAAACGCAACTCGATCAAATTCAACTGCAGGCTGGAGAAGGACACATGAGCAGAAACACATCGATCGACGACATGGACTCCGCCATCATGGCGGAGCTCGGGAAATACGCGGGCATCGCGGCGGACGACCTGAAGGACGCCGTGAAGGAAACGGCGAAATCCGTCCGCAAGGACATCCAGGACAGCGCCCCGGTGGACACGGGGAAATACAAGAAATCATGGTCCGTGAAGAACGTCCACGAGGACTCCGAATCCATCGACCTCGTCGTGCATTCGAGGAACCGCTACCAGATCGCCCACCTGCTCGAACACGGGCACGCCAAGCGAGGCGGCGGAAGGGTCGCCGCAAGGCCGCATATCGCAAGCGCCGAGCAGCGCGGCAACGAGAAGCTCGCCGAGACCATCGAAAGCAAGCTGAAAGGATGACATCCCATGACATTCGAGGAAACGAAAGCGATGATCGAGGAGACCGTGCTTCCCGTCGCCTACGACCATTTCGCCGAGGGCGAGTCCCCGGACCCGCCCTTCATCTGCTTCCTGTTCCCGGGAAGCGACAACCTGTTCGCTGACGATGCGGTCTTCCAGAAGATCGACGAGCTCAGCATCGAGCTCTACACGGACAGGAAGGACCCCGAGATGGAGACCCGGATCGAGGGCATCCTCGCCGCGCATGAGCTCCCCTTCGAGAAATCGGAGGTGTGGATCGCGGATGAGCGGATGTACGAGGTCCTGTACCAGACACAGATCATAGGAGGTTAACAGATATGGCTAACAAGAGAAACAAGGTCAAGTTCGGCCTCAGGAACTGCCATTACGCGATCGCGACGCTCGCCGAGGACGGTACGGTCACGTTCGGCACGCCCGTCGCCATGCCCGGCGCGGTATCGCTCTCCCTTGACGCGGAGGGCGACAACGACCCGTTCTACGCGGACGACTCCGTGTACTACATGGTCTCGAACAACAACGGGTATTCCGGCGACTTCGAGCTCGCCCTCATCCCGGAGAGCTTCCTCACGGACGTGATGCACGAGACGGAGGACGCCAATGGCGTCATCGCCGAGAACAAGGACGTGGAGCCGGAGCATTTCGCTCTCCTCTTCGAGTTCTCCGGCGACCAGCGGAAGATCCGCCACTGCATGTACTACTGCTCGGCGACCCGCCCGTCCGTGTCCGGCTCCACGAAGGAGGACTCCACGGACGTGCAAACGGAGACCCTTTCCCTCACCGTGTCCCCGCTCCCGTCCGGGCTCGTGAAGGTCAAGACCGGCACGAACACCACCGACGCCGTGTACGACGCATGGTACGACAAGGTCTACGAGCCGTCGTCGACCGCGGCATCCTCATCCACGGGTTCCTCGTCCACGAGCGGCACGAGCGAGTGAGGTGAGAACACATGGCAGTGACAAAGACAATAGAAGTTGACGGCAGGCAGGTGACGTTCCGCGCGTCCGCCGCGATCCCGAGGCTCTACCGGAACAAGTTCCACAGGGACATCTACCGCGACCTGAGCGAGCTGCAGAAAGGCATCGACGAAAGCGACGCCGAGAACTCCAGCCTTGACACGTTCAGCCTCGAGCTGTTCGAGAACATCGCGTGGCTCATGGCGAAGCACGCGGACAAGACCGTTCCGGACACTCCGGAGGAATGGCTGGACGAGTTCGGCACGTTCTCGATCTACGAGATCCTGCCGCAGATCATCGAGCTGTGGGGGCTCAACACGGAGCAGGAGGTGGCCGTTAAAAAAAACGGCATGCGACAGAGCGGGAAATGACGACCCCGCTCTTCCTGCTCCGCTGCGTGCAGATCGGGCTTTCCATCTCGGAGCTCGACCTCCTGACGATCGGCACCGTCAACGACATGTACGCGGAGATGAGCAACGACGACTGGGACTACCCGGAAATCGCGACACAGGAAATGATGGACAGATTCTAAGGAAGGAGGCTACGTATGGCTGACAGAATCAAAGGCATCACGGTCGAGATCGGCGGCGATACGACCGGTCTTTCGAAGGCGCTGTCCGGCGTCAACAAGGAGATCCGAAACACCCAGTCCCAGCTCAAGGACGTGAACAAGCTCCTGAAGCTCGACCCGACCAACTCCGAGCTCATCGCCCAGAAGCAGAAGCTCCTCTCGCAGGCGGTGGCGGAGACCAAGGACAAGCTCACACAGCTCAAGTCCGTGCAGGACCAGATGGACGAGGGCCTCGGGAACGGCAGCGTCACGCAGGAGCAGTACGACGCATGGCAGCGCGAGATCATCGCCACCGAACAGGAGCTCAAGAACCTCGAAAAGGAAGCGAAGGACACCGACTCCTCCATCTCCGCAACCCTGAAGGAGACCGGCTCCAAGATGCAGGAGGTCGGCGGCAAGATCAGTGGCGTCGGGGAGTCCCTCTCCAAGGGCGTGACCGCGCCCATCACAGCGATCGGCGCGGCCTCCCTTGCCGCGTTCGGCGAGGTGGATTCCGGGCTCGACATCGTGACGC